CCGCGCCCTCACCGTCCGCGAGGCCACCGACGCCAAGTCCGGCCGCCTCAAGATCGGCCTGATTACCCCGGGGTGGGGCTCGAGTGGTTACTACTCCGACAAGGTCCTCGAGAACGCCGCCACCGCCAAGGTCTTCCCCGCCGGCACCCAGATGTTCCTCGACCACCCCACCGAGTCCGAGGAGTACGACCGCCCCGAACGGTCCCTGCGCGACCTGGCCGCCGTCCTCGTCGAGGACGCCACCTGGGACCCCGACGTCGACGGCGGCACCCTCGTCGCCGAAGCGCAAGTGTTCGGCCCGTTCGTCGACGCCCTCACCGACGAGCAGTTCGCCAAGGCCATCGGCGTCAGCATCCGCGGCTGGTCCGACACCACCATCGGTGAGGCCGAAGGCCGCAAGGGCCGCATCGTCACCCAGCTCATCGAGGCCGACTCCGTCGACTTCGTCACCAAGGCCGGCCGCGGCGGATCGATCCTGCAGGTCCTGGAGTCCGCCCGCCCCGAGCGGGTGATCGAGCGCGCCGTCGCCCACGGCGTCTCCGAGGCCACCGCGAACGACACCCGTGAGGCGCTCTACCAGGCGCTGCTCGAGGAGTACGGCGCGGAGAAGACGTGGGTGTGGGTGCGTGACTTCGACGAGACCACCGTGTGGTTCACCGTCGAAACCCCGGACGAGTCCGGCACGTGGCAGGACACCTACGAGCTCGACGACGACGGCCACGCCGTGCTGTCGGGCTCCCCCGTGGAGGTGCGGCCCCGCACCGAGTACGTGCCCGTGGCCCCCGCCGCCGAGTCCGGCGGCAACAAGAACGTCCCGGCACCGGCCGGACGACCCAACCCCAACCCCACGGAGGACACCATGGGAACCATCCAGGTGGACGAGGCCGAGCACGGCCGACTCACCGAGGCCGCCGGCCGGGTCCAGGCGCTCGAGTCCGAGCGCGACCAGGCCAACGAGCGCGCCACCACGGCCGAGCGTGAGCTCGCCATCCACAAGGCGCGCGAGAACGCGCGACCCGCCGTCACCAAGAAGGTCGCCGAGTCCGGGCTCCCCGCCCGCCGGCAGGCCCGCATCGTCGAGTCCGTCCTCAAGCAGGTCCGCCTCGACGACAACGGCGCCGCCAACGCCGACGAGCTCGTCAGCATCACCGAGGCCACCGTGACCGAGGAGCAGGCCGACCTGGCTGAGCTGCAGGAGTCGCTCGGCATGGGCCGTGTCACCGGCTTCGGCCCCACCAAGGAGTCCGGCGGCGGCGCCACCGTCGACGACTTCGACACCGCGTTCAACTACACGTCGAAGGAGGCCTGAGATGAAGAACCAGGTCTGGGCCAACCAGCAGCCCGCGCGAAGCCTGCCCGTCCCGGCCGGCACCAAGTCCGGCGACCCGGTCAAGGTCGGTGACCTCGTCGGGGTCGCCGCCACCGACCGCGCCGACTCCACCACGAAGCCGCTGCCCACCGGCGGCGTCGGCCACGCCAACGGGTACGCCGCGGTGAACGTCGACGGCGGGTACCTCCTCGACGTCGACGGCGCCATCGGCGGCCCCGGCACCCCGATCTACCTGACCGGGGCCGGCCCATTCACGCTCACCACCACGGCGAGCGGCAACACCCTGTTCGGGCAGTCCGTGCCCGGACCGGACAACACCTACCTGTCCAAGGCTGCAGGCGTCGGCGAGGCCGTCGTCCAGGTCAAGGCCCAGATCTGAGATCGGAGAGACCTGAGATGAAGGCATCCCAGTTCATGGTCGACGCGTTCGGCCTTTCGGCCGACGGCGACCTGGCCGGCGAGTCCCCCGCGGCCCGCCGCGCCGCCGTCCGCAACAGCGAGCGGCGCCGCACCGCGGCGTTGGAGGCGCGCAAGCTCCTCGACGCCGCGTGGGCCGGCGACAAGTCCGCCACCCTGATGGTGAACGAGGCCATCACCACCAGCGACCTGTTCCGCGACTCCGTCGGGCAGGTCATGGACGTGGAGATGGTGCAGGCCTACCAGAAGGCCGAGCCGACGTGGACCACGTTCGCGAAGCGCACCACGGTCCGCAACTTCAAGCCCAAGACGCTGCGGACCCTCGTCGGGACCAGCTACCGGCTGCCGAAGGTGCCCGAGCACACGCCGTACCCGGTGGCCAAGGGCCTGGACCGTGTCGACCAGCAGATCCGGGTCGAGAAGTTCGGTGAGCGCTACGGGTACACCCTCGAGGCGCGCATCAACGACGAGATCGGGGAGTTGCAGGAGGTTCCTGGCCAGTGGGCGGAGGTGTGCCGTCGCACGGAGAACGACGCGGCGATGTCGCTGCTCGCGAACGAGTTCACCGGCGCACCGAACACGGGGTTCTTCAACCCGACGAACGCCAACATCGGCACCGGTGCCCTCACCCCGGACAACCTCGACGCCGCGTACACGCAGGTGACCGCGACCAAGCGGGACGCCTCGGGGCGGCTCATCGTCGCCCCGGCGATGCAGCTCGTCGTGGGCCCGCAGCTGCGGTCGCAGGCGAACCGTGTCCTGAACACGGCCGAGATCCGCCGCACCAGCCCGGACGGTGTGACGACGATCGAGTCGAACCCGTTCAAGGGGCTCGTCACGCTCAACGTGATGCCGTCGCTGCCGGGTACGGCGTGGTTCCTCATCCCGGTGACGTCGGCTGTCCGGCCGGCGTTCTGGATGGCGTTCCTCACTGGCTTCGAGACCCCGGACCTGCGTCAGAAGGCGGACCAGGGCACCCGCATCGGTGGTGGCGCGATCGCGGCGAACGAGGGTTCGTTCGACGACGACACGATCCACTTCCGGGTGCGTCACATCGTGGGCGCCGCGACGGGTGACCCGACGTTCACGTACGCCTCCGACGGCATCGCCGCCTGAGCGGGAAGGAGAACATCGTGAAGACGTACAAGGACAGCGACTTCACCGACCTCGTCGACGAGGTCACCGACGAGGTCGTGGGTCAGGTGCCGAAGTCGTGGAAGGGCACGGACCTGGTCCCGCCCGGCCACAAGGTCAAGGGCGGCGGTCGCGCGTCGTCCCCGGCCAAGACCGAGGACAAGAGCCAGAGGTCGAACGAGAGCGGCGGTAACGACGGGGCCGCGAAGGTGCCGGCCGAGTCGGAGAACCGTGACGTGCTCGAGGCCTACGCCGTCGAGCACGCCGGCATCAGCGCCGACGACGCGAAGGCCTTCACCAACAAGGCCGACCTGCGCGCCGCGATCGTGAAGGCGGTCGCGGCCAAGTCCTGACCCTGTTGGGACACCTTCACTCCGGCCCGGGCAACCCTCACTGCCCGGGCCGGTTGGGTGGGTGCCTCGCCAGGTGTCAACACCCTCCCCGGCTCTGGTGCGTGGTTCATGCGTCGTTCGGGTGAAGGCCGCTTGGGACCTCCCACCGCCGGGGTCCTTTCGGGTCCTGCAGCAGCGCGTCCTGCGCCGGGCGAGGCCACCCACCAACCCCTGACCGAGTGGAGGTGACTGGCGTTGGCCATCGACTTCGACAGCCCGGCCGGGCAGGTGCGGCTCCTCATCGCTGACGTCGACGAGAACAACCAGCTGCTGCCCGACAACGTGATCGCCGGATACCTGACCATGAACGGTCAGGACGTGCGGTTGGCGGCGGCGGACGCGCTCGACGCGATCGCCACCTCGGAGACGTTGGTCAGCAAGAAGATCCGCACCCAGGACCTGGCCACCGACGGGCCCGCGGTCGCCGCCGAGCTGCGGGCGCAAGCTCGGCGGCTGCGTGACCAGGTCGCCGGCGAGGACGCGGCCGACATCTTCGACGTCGTCGACACCATCGCCCCGGCGCGTCGACGCCCTGAGGCGACGCCGCACCCGTTCGCGGACCAGGTGTGGGGCCTGTGATGCCGTTCCCCGGCACAAAGGTCATCCCCACCGGGTGGAGCGCGCATCACCAGCCCGTCGCAGCCGGCGGCATGAACGCTGAGGTCACCATCGGCACCCGCGGCGACACGGCGTACGACCCGGACACCGACTCCACCATCGCCTCGTGGTCGCAGGAGTATGCCGGGCCGGCACGCATTCAGGCGCTCACGCAGGCGGAGGTTCACGACCTTGCCGGTCAGGCCGTGGTGGGCCGCCCGTACCTGGTGCAGCTGGACGCGCGGAAGGCCGGCGCGGACAAGGTCACCTCCGGGATGCGCACCCACGTCACGGTGGCGGTCAACGACGCGCAGATGGTCGGGGACAACCTGTGGGTGGTGGACGTGCAGATGGGGTCTGAGCGGTTCACCCGCGACCTGGTGTGCACCGACAACCAGGCCGACGTCGCCGAACCGGAGCAGCAGCCGTGAGCGCCGACGTCAGCCAGCTCGACGACCTCGCCGACGATCTTGCCGCGGCACCAGTCGCAGCGCTCAAGCAGTCGCGGACCGTGGTGCAGAAGGCGACGGCCGACATCAAGCGCGACGCCCAGATCGCCGCCCCCGTCGACACCGGCACCCTGCGCAACAGCATCGGCTACCGGACCACCATCAGCGCCGCCGCCACCGAAGGCGAGGTCGGCCCCACCGCCAGCTACGGCGCGTACGTCGAGGACGGCACGTCCCGCATGGCGCCGCAGCCGTACATGGGTCCCGCGTTCGACCGGAACGCGCCTCTGTTCATCGCAGCCATGGAGGCACTCGGTGCCGAGGTGATCCAGTGACGGTCGCACTCGACGTCCTGATCGAAGCCGTGAAGGCCATGCTCGAGCAGGGCAACACGACCAGCAACCGCCTCGACGTGTTCGACGGCGCACCGAAAGCCGTCATGGACCCCGACGGTCGCGCACACCCGTACGCCACCGTTCACACCCAGCCGGGGAACCTGCACGCCGAAACCGTCTGCGACACACCGGACTTCCTTGACCTGCCGCTACCGATCACGTGCGCCGGCGGTGACCCGGAACGGGCGCGCCGCGCCGTCACCCGGGTTCGTGACCGCCTCACCGGCAAGCCCCTGATGGTGGCCGGGGTGCAGGTCGGGGTCCTGGTCGAGGACGAGTTCGCCCAGCCTGCCCCGATCCGTGAGGACCGCGACGTGTCCCCGTCGCGCTGGTTCACCGTCCTGCAGTACCGCCTCCAGACCAACCGGCACTGACCCCGCCCGATCCCGCGAAACCCGAACTGAGAGGGGCTGATTCGTCATGCCCGACCCCGCCAAGGTCACGGCCTACTCCACCGCCACTGGTGAGAAGCACGAGGTGCCGGAGCACTGGCTCGGGCACCCGGTGCTCGGCAAGGGCCTGCGCAAGACCCCGACGCAGAAGGCGTCGGAGAACCCCACCCCGAAGACCCCGGCCGCCGGGGACAAGTCCAAGGAGAAGAGCTGACATGCTGACTCTTGCCGACGGCCGGACCCGTCTGGTCGCCCTCACCACCAAGCCCGCCAACCCCGAGGCCGTCACGGCCACCGAGGCCAACGCCGGTGTGCGGCTCGAGTGCCGCATCCTCAAGTCCGACTACCGGCTCTCCCCGACCGGGTCGGACACCATCCCGGACACCAAGCTGTGTGCCGAGGGCAACGCCGTCGCCTACGGCGCCAGCAACTACGAGGGCTCCGTCACCCCCTTCCGTGAGCTCACCCCCGCTGGCCTGGCGGACCCGGCGAACGACGTCGCGTGGGAGGCGCTCAAGGACAAGGGCACCCGTCTGTGGCTGCTGGAGTCCGAGGGCAAGAAGCACACCGAGGACTTCGTCGCGGGTGACCCGTACGACCTGTACGAGGTCATCACCGACAACCCGCAGAAGCCGGGCGACCGTGGCGGCTACATCAAGCGTGTCGTCCCGCTCGGCGTGCAGGACGCGTGGCTCAACAAGGAGATCGCGTCCGGCGCCTGACACCCGCTGCCCCTCCGGCCCGGCACACGGGGCGGGTCGGAGGGGTGCACCACCTTCCCCCGTGACCCCGTGACCCCGTGAAGGAGCCAATCCCCGTGAGCAGCAACGACACCCAGCCCGACGAGATCCTCGCCGGAGGCGTCCCCGAGAACGCCGAAACACCCGAGTCACTCAACACCAGCGTCGACACCAGCCCCACCATCACCCCGCAAGACTTCCAGTGGGCCGACTTCCTCGCCGGAGTCCACCCCACCCGCCGTGGCGTGCGCCTGTACCCGCAGGCGCAGCTCGTCGCCCGCATGGAGTACCTGGCTGACCGCATCGAAGCCCTTCCCGACGGCCCCGAGGTCGACCAGCTCATCGACGAGTTCGAGCAGACCAAGGCCGCCTTCAAGGAGGGCGTCTGGTTCGAGGTGGAGAAGCGGTCCAGCGAGTGGGTCAAGAAGTTCCGCACCGACCTGGCCGCCAAGCTCGACCTGAACCTCGGCACCGAGGAGAAGGACTTCGCGGACGCCGACCCGCAGCACAGCATGACCGCCGTGCTGCACCAGCTGGCCGCCCAGATCGTGACCCCGGCGAACACCACGTATGAGGACCTGCACCGCCTGTACGAGGCGAACGAGGGCGAGCTGAACAAGCTCATCGTCACCATGGGCTTCACCAACGAGGCCCTGGCGGAGCGGGCCAAGGTCCTCGACGTGGATTTCTCGCAGCGGCGCTCCACGAACCGCAAGGCGCGCCGCTCCTCGAAGCGCTGAGGGAGGCGTTCGACCTCAAGGTCTCACCCGTGCGGTTCCTCGACCTGCCATGGGACGAGTTCGGTGAGACGTCGCTTCTGCTGTCGTTGGCGCGGCGCCGGCACGACGCCCTGATGTGCCGGTGCGGATGCGGGCAGTGGGCGCCGGAGTCGCACGACCCGATGACGGACGGCGAGTGGGTCGTCGTCGACGACGAAACGGTCTGTTACGCCGGTGCCGCGCTCGAGCGGCGGCGTGAGGACGGCGACAAACCCGAGCCGGGTGCGCTGATCCGGGTGCGTCGCTTCACCGAGCAGGAGCTGGCCGTGCGCCGCGGCGATTAGCGGCCCTTTAGCAGCCGCCACAGCAGGCCAAAGGCGCACACGATCACCATCAGCATCCCCAGTGCAGCGATGCCCGAGTCCATGGCGCCGCCAATGGCCCACACGAGCAGCCCAATCGCAATCAGCACCAACCAGTCCCGGGCGCTCTTGGACCTGTCGCGCCGTTCGCCCCCCGTGGTCTTCCCATCGCTCATGCCCGCACAGTACGCCGATCGGAGGTGCAGCGGTGGCCGATCGGTCCGTAGTCGTTCGCCTCCGGGCTGAGATCGGCAACTTCAAGGCGGGCATGGCCGAAGGTGAGGCCGCCGCCCGTCGCACCGGCAAGGCCGCCGAGGACGCTGCGAAGCGCGCCGACACCGCCATGGGGCGGCTCGGGAAGTCGATGACGCAGAACGCGTCCGACTGGGACCGCGTCGGCAACGCCGCCACCGTCGGCGGCGCCGCAGTCGCCGCAGGGCTCGGGCTGGCAACGAAGGCCAGCATCGACTGGGAGTCCGCCTGGGCCGGGGTCACCAAGACCGTCGACGGCACCCCGGCGCAGATGGCGCAGATCGAGCAAGGCCTTCGCGGTCTGGCGCGCGAGCTCCCGGCGACACAGTCCGAGATCGCCGGCGTTGCTGAGGCAGCCGGCCAGCTCGGTGTGAAGCGGGCCGACATCCTCGGCTTCACCAAGACCATGATCGGGCTCGGCGAGTCCACGAACCTGACCGCCGACGAGGCCGCGACCGCGATCGCGCAGATCAGCAACGTCATGGGCACCATGGACCGCGACGGCGCCCAAGGCGTCGAACGGTTCGGGTCCGCCCTGGTGCAGCTGGGCAACAACGGCGCCTCGACCGAGCGCGACATCGTCAGCATGGCCTCCCGCATCGCCGGCGCCGCGAAGGTCGTCGGCATGTCCGAGTCCGACCTGCTCGGCATCAGCAACGCCCTCGCGTCCGTGGGCGTCGAG